TTGGTATTCCGTGATGTACTCTTGAAGCTTCAAGAAGTATTCCTTCTTGGGGGTAACTACTGAAACTTGAACATCACTATTCTCACAAGCAACAATCGTCACTAGTTTCTTAACTGTAATATTGTATAACTCTTGCAAGCAACATGCATAGGCAGTCTCTTGCACATAATAATCATACAACCACGCTTCTTTTTTTGGTTCAGCAGAAGTTTTGAAATCAATAATGGCGAGTTCTCCGTCATATTCTGCGATGCAGTCAACACGACCAGCAACTTTAAGGAAATCAGAATATAACGCTGCTTCTTGTAGGTATACTTTATTTATCTTACCTAAAACATCCTTGCTGGCGTGAAACATTAACCAAGGGAGAGGCATGTCTTTATACTTTGTAGTATCCAACTCATTGTTAATGTAGTCTTCTACTAGTTTGTGATAACGAGTACCTCTACCTGAAGCACGACTAGACTTTGCTTGTGCTGCTTCTTGACCAACTCTCTTACGCCACTTAGCAAGACCTGCTTGCTTCTTAGCATTGTTTCCAATCACTGTCGTGATAGATGGATACTGATTCCCACTAGGAGTGAGGTAGTATCTTTTCCCATCAATCATTTCAGCATTCATCTCAATGGGATCTAACCCAACATGATTAAAAATATGCATTAGAATCCCAAGTTTAGTTTAGCAATTAGATAGTTCTTGACAAGACCAGAACGAACGATGTCTTCAATACCATATTCAATCATGGCAAAGTCTTCTTCCATGCTGGCAATGATCTTTTGGAAGTCCAGGATGCCTGTCTTCTCATTGGTCTTCTGTAGGTCAGACTGATTAGAGTCACCACAGAACATGATCTTTGTATCTTGACCACAACGTGTCATAATCGAATCAAGTTCATGGAAGTTCAAGTTCTGACACTCATCAATGATAACAATAGAGTTGTCTAGTGTAGTGCCACGAAGGAAAGATGTAGACCAGAATGATACAGTTTCCTGTGACTTCAGATTTTCATACAACATTTCAAACGATGCATCGTCAGGCATCTCGAACATGTTTTGAACCATGTTCTTATATGGAATCTGATACAGAGATGCTTTATCTTCATGTGTTCCAGGTAGGAAACCAATCTCTCTCGTAGCAACCAATGAACGAACGATATAAACTTTTTCGTATGGTGTGTATTCATCTAACACATCTTTCAATGCTAGGAAAAGAGCTACGAAAGTCTTACCTGTACCAGCACAACCAGATGCATAGATGTTTTTACCCGCACCATACTGCTCAAACATTATACGCTGATTGTCTGTCAGTGGTTCAATGTTCAGTAAGTAGTCTGAATTGATTGGTTTCTTTCTACGCATCTGTTTGGCAGTCATGCCATTGATGTCTGGTTGTGTTTTCTTTCTTGCTCTAGCCATAGGTTACCACTCCACCTGCGATCCAGGCATTTTTGCCATTTTTTTCATGTGTTCTGACCATCCAGGATGAGTCTTGTTCATTTTGTTACGCCAGTCTCCGACTTCTCCGACACCAGCACAACCTTGTGACCAATCTTTATCCCAGTCAGGATTAGTAAGTCTCCACTGATCATACTGACGCATAGTCAAGTGAAGTTCTTGTGTTTCTCCTGTCTTTTTATTTATTACGGGGTAAGTAGGCATTAGTTCCACTCCATTGCTTCTGATACGATAGGAAATTGTTCACGGAAAATATTTTTACATGCTTCCGCAATGTCCATGTGTTCTTTTTGTGTTCCGTTAGCAGAACGCAGATCTATATAATGAATCCACGAACGAACTGAGCCTGTCATAAAAATGCGAGTGCCAACAGCCAAAGGAAGAACAAAACGGGCGCACTCTTTAGCAACCCCTTGACGCAGTAACTCGTTATAGATATCAAGGCTCTCGGCAAAATGTCGAGCAATCGTCCCTTGTAATACAAGTTTCTTTTCGAGGCTGATATCATCCACTGAGTTCTGTCTATTCTTGAGATCTTGAGATCGAAGATCTGGGACAGGTATCTCATTACTAAGGAGATTCGTGTCTGCATATCGTTGAGAAAATTCTTGATATGTGAAACTGCGGTGTCTTAATATTTGCGCTGCGATTCCACGGGTAGTATTTATCTCAAGAGTCATGTGTGCTTGCTCAAACACTGACCAATGATTATGTTTAATGCAATACTTAAGTAGTCCAGCAATCTTAGGATTGTCTTGGTTGTTAGGATTACTTACGCGAGCAACATAACCCATAGTCTTCTCAGCATCAGGAGTAACAGATACTAATTTAACATTCATACTATGCTTGTTCCTTATTGAATAGTTTACGACACTTTTTAACTTCTTTGAGTTCATCTTTAATCATCTGATAAGCATCTTCAGGTGATAGTTTCTTTGCCATTTCCATAGCAGTGATGATCTCGACTCTTGTTCCGAAGTGCTTGAGTGCTTCTTCAAAACAATTTAACTCTTCATACATTAATCGGGATCTCCATCATCATCATATTGTTCGCCATATGTATATTGTGAATCATCAGTCTTTATATAAGAAGCAGGGTCTGAGTAGATCTCTGCCTCTAAAGCATTACATAAAGATCTTAAATTTTTATAGATTGATTTTAATCTTTCTCTCTCCATGTCAGATACTCTTTTATGTCTCCCCAGTATAGCACGTAGTGCTCGCTTTCGTCTATGCCTAGAGCAAGTTTCTTCATCATGCGGTGCCTCCCGTCAAGGAGTAAGTATGGGTTTCCATATGGGTTCGGACCATCTTTAACAATCACTCCAGGGTAACTAATGTCTGCATTAAAATATCTATCACCACCACAGCAAGTACATTGTCTTCCTGCATATTTTGGGTAATGATGTTTACCTACCCATGCTATATCCTTATTAGATACTATTTTAATTTCTGGTACTAAGTGTTTAAAGTCTTTAGAGTCCAGGTAGTTTCCCACGTCACCCTCGCCATGATTCCATTGACCAGCAAAATAACTATAGTTAAAATTATATAAAAAATTTTTATAATCTTGCATAAAAAAAGAGGGTCAAGCGACCCTCCTATTTATTTTGGGTGATCACTTAGTGTAGGTCTTGCCACGATAGCAGTAAGTGCCATGTGGTGAAGACATCTCTACACAACGAGTAGAATACTCAACACCACGATATGAGGTATGAGAGATCTGTGCGTTGTGAAGTGCAGCTGCTTTTTGAATCTGCTTCTTGATGAGATTAAGTGTATTCATGATTGTTACTCCTGAAGTTGAGGTTTTTTAAGACCCCGTTCCTTCAGTCGTGTGCGTCCCAATACCACTCACATTCTGGTGATGAGTCCTTAAGGGTCTCAATCAACTCTACCTTCAATACAGAAGATAGTTTCACATTCTTCTCAATCTTCAGCATGATAGCATCAGTTTGAGTGCATGAGAGTGTGGTATAGAATAATAGTTCTAACATGGGATGAACGACTCCGTTCCGCGACTTACTTGCGTCCCACCCAAGAGTGGGATGAACGTTTGGTAATTATACCATAGTTATTTATATTGTGTGAATTGTCACACACAATACATTTTACTATCGTTTAATATGCTGAATGTCATGTTCAAGTGCCGACAACTGACATCGAATAATGTCACATGCCAGCTTTGCATTCTGTGGATCACCACAAGTATAGACATCACATGCTGCTTTGCCTTCCTCTGGCCACGTATGGATACTAATGTGACTCTCTGCTAGCAGGAGCACACACGTTATCCCTTGTGGATAGAACTTGTATGATGCGACATTCAACACTGACATTTTAGCACAATATGCTGCGCTGTCAAGCACTTCTCTTATGAATACTTCGTCATCTAGTTTTTGTTCGTCACACCCAAACAGGTTTAATAAAAAATGATCCCCCATTAAACCAACCAAAACGAATCGTTACGTCCTTTATTACATTTTTTGATTGTAATATCAAATCCATTGTCTTGAAACCAGCGAGCATCTTTCCAAGCTTCTTGTAGCGTACCATAAAAAAATACTTCTGAATACACCTTAGCAGATATCACGATACCATTAGTATTGATACGACGCAATACTTTTTTGTTAGTGATATCACTCGCCTTCCAGTATTGTATACAGAAAGTATTTCTTTTACTACTAACTCTGTCTGAGATGCTCATTTTGTCTAGGGGTTCCAATTTTTAGGATTAATTCTACCCTCTGTTGGGGTCATGTTAATAAAATCACCATGATATTTATCCCAGTAGTCATCAAAAATATCTACTTGACCAGCACCAGAAGCAATATCAAACTTGGTAAGACCATCCACACTATATTCAATCAAGAAACTATTGTAGGGAAGAGATCTATCTTGACCCAAGGTTGGGTCACAATCTTGATGAAGGATCTTACAACCTTTACCCA